ACAGTGTGGCATCGATACCCGAGCTGGCTGTCAAGAGTCTGGTAGTATCCTCTTTCGGAGCCTTGTTCAACATCAACGGCTGGGGTATCGGGTACATTGCCGGTCCGGAAAAATTGATGGCTGAATACCGTAAAACACAGCAATATCAGGGATTCAGCATGAATACACCAACACAATATGCGCTGGCCGAATTTCTGAAACAGGGTCAGAATTTCAAAGAGATCAACGCTTTTTACCAAAGCAAAAGGGATTATTTTCTGGAACTGATGGCGGGGAGTAAATTTGAGTGGATACCTACTAAATCGACGATTTACCAATTGCTTGATTACAGCAAAGTCTCCGATGAACCCGACACAGAGTTCGTGTTGAGGTTGGCCAAAGAGTATCAGGTTGCAACGGTCCCCTTCTCCGCCTTTCAGCACGAGAAGACAAAGATGCAGATGATCCGGGTCTGTTTTGCCAAAACCAACAAATTACTTGAAGAAGCGGCCCACCGGTTGCATCATGTACCTGTGAGTTTCCGAAAAAACGAATAAACGTTCTTAATATCTTAAAGATAATAAGCCAGATAACCCGTTAATTTCGGGTTATTTCGGCTTAAAAGGGCCTCATAGTTCAAGGGATAGAACGGAAGTTTCCTAAACTTTAAATTCGCGTTCGAGTCGCGGTGGGGCTACAAAAAATACCCTGGATGCGTAAAGTGTTCAGGGTATTGTGTTTATATGGAGTAAAGTGCGCCCAAAAAGCATATTAATTCGGATTGTTTCGGCATAAATATTTGATACTGCTATCTACTTTCCGAACTTTTGAACTACATTTACGGTACATTGTTCTTCAAAAGTGGTTCAGGCATGGCAACTTTCAAAGCGGTAGTTTATAAACATCATAAAAAAGAGGATGGCACATTTAATGTCAAGATCCGAATTACCCACAATCGTTTAAAAAGACACATTGCAACATCCCGCTTTGTTACAAAAGACGATTTAACCAAGGGCTACAAAATCAAAAATCAATCCCTTATTGATGACCTTGATATTATAATCAAAAATTACAGAAAGGCTTGTGACGAACTTGGTGAACAAATTAGGGACCTGTCAGCCGACAAATTGCTGAACTATCTGGAAAATTACAAAGTCAAAGGAGACGTTTTTCGGCTTGATTTTCTCAAATATGGAGAGGATAAGGTAAAGGAACTTCAGGCAAAAGGAAATACAGGAAATGCCAAAACCTACGATGTAATGCTCAGGGTATTGGCTAAATTTTGTCTAAGCGGTCTTGATGTATCAGAGATATCCGGACGATTTGTAAAGAGCTTTGCCGAATATATCGAAGGTAGGCCGGAGAAGCCGAACAGGAAAAAAGGTGAGCGGGCGGTTTCGCTCTACCTATCTAATCTCAGAGCACTCCACAACATGGCAAAGGACGAATTCAATGATGAGGATAATGGAATAATAAATATTCCGCTATCTCCATTTGCTAAGTTTAAAGTACCAAAACCTCCGGCAGTAAGAAAAAGGGCTGAGTCGGTCGAACATATAAGGGCCATTGCAGCTTTGCCTTATACTTTAGTACCACAGGACGGTCTGAATCGGTTCAATCTGGCAAAGGATTTATTTATTCTATCGTTTGGTTTGATTGGCATGAATACCGTGGACCTGTTTAATTGTGATTGTTTAAATGCCGGACGAATCACTTACAACAGGACAAAGACAAAAAACAGAAGAGAGGACCAGGCAGAAATCAGTATTAGAATAGAGCCTGAAATAAAACCTCTGGTTGAGAAGTACAGGGACAAAACTGGCAAAAGAGTATTCAATTTTTATCAGCACTACGCAAACGCGGATACGTTTAATACTGCAATTAATAAAGGATTAAAGAAAATTGGAAAACTTGATTCAATAAAAATTGAGGATCTTGAATTTTATGCTGCTCGGCACAGTTGGGCGACTATTGCTACAAACCAGGCAAAAGTCAATAAATACACCGTACATACAGCCCTGAACCACGTTGACGAGGATATGAAAGTCACGGACCGGTACATAGACAAAAGCTATTCTCTGATTGATGCAGCCAACAGAAAGGTTCTGAATCTTGTGAAACTGAGAATTGAATCCGTGACTGAACCAAAGAAAGAGAAAAAACCCGCTATGCATAAACGCAAACGGGTTTCCGAGCCAGCACCAAAACTAACCTAAAAATTATTTCTTTGCTCTTTTGTACGATCTGACGGTCACGGTACCGCAGTCGCTGAATGATTTCAGCTCAGGGGGATGCCAGCCCACCCGGATGAATAAGAATTTCTTTGGCTTTGCATAGTCAACCAGATCAATCTCAGAGTGAAAGTACTTTTCCTTAATCTCGAGCTTTTGATTATTCATTATCCCGGAAAAGCCCCAGCACTGATCACCTACTGAAATTGGGGTTAATGCGTTAGTAACCGGGATATAAATGTTTGTTGAATCCTTTTTATAATAGTTGTTCACAATATTATGGGCTTCCTGAACCCCTTTGGGATTGATTTTATTTGCTTTAAAAAGAGAATCAATATGTTTTGCTGTCCGCTGTTCTGACTTGCTTAAAAGATCCTTAAACTCCTTAGATGTTAGAGTCAGAGTTGTATTGATCAATTGCATTTGACGAACGTTCTCTTCTGCTCTTGCTTTATCCTGAGACGTGTTATACAACATGTTTGCAAGTACTGAGATTGCAATCACCATCAGAATTGCCAATATCTCTTTCCAATATTTCAGTAAAAGTGTAATCATGGCTTAATGTATCTTGAAATTGCGTGAATTTTTCCGGGTTCAATTTTCTTTCTTCCTACTCCTTGCCCCTCGCGGGATCCTCCCGAATTTGTATTTCCTGCCTGAATGATAAAGTAACCGCTCTGATCTAATCCGATAAAAAACCCGACATGCCCAACACGCTTCAAACTACTATAATACAGGGTAAAGACATCGCCGGGTAATGGACTAATCTTTTTCAATCGCTTAGGCTGCCAAATTATGTTCTTCGGATCTGCATAAGCTGGTGACCATGCCGAGTTTGGGTTTGGTACTTTAAAATAACTCAGGTTATACCCTACGTATGCCCCACACCAGGGGGCTGGGGGCTTAGTTCCAACGGATTTCAAAAAAACATCAACTTCAGGTCCTCTGTTTGGTGAAGTTTCCCGAATGTTCAGTTGAGTATCCAGCCTTTTAATTAATTGTGATCGTATCTCAGAAGTATTACCACCAACCGACCTGCTAACGAGTGCAACGCAAAGGACAAAAACCAAGAAAATATGGACAGCGTACTTTCTTTTAATTTCAGCATCGAGCTCTTTAAAATTATGATAAAATTCTTCTCTTAGGTAGGTGTATACTTGCGGAAAGGTGATCCTAAGCGCCGCCCAGCTAAATACAAAGCAAATCACAACTGAGACAAGCCGATAAAAAATTGTCTCCATCATGCTTGAAAATTCAAAATATGTGCCCCCCGGATATTTTGATAGTAACCAGGCGTTCAGATAATAAAATCCTAAAACAAGAAAAATTGTGGATAGCAATTCTTCTTTATAGCTCTTTAAAAGCGTAGTGAGACAGCTTACTAATTTCATTGCATAGTATGCAAGGTTTCCCTTAACTAATTTTAAAAAATTTTTCATGGCATTAATTTTTCATTGATTTTACTAATTGATCGATTTTGTCAAACAGTTTTCCGTGATCTTCTCGGTTCTCAGTTCTCATCCGTTCAAACTTTGCATCATCCTCCTTTTTGTGATCCTTAAGGTCAATATCGCTTTTATCGCACCTTTTATTTACCTCAGTTATCTGGATTTGAATTTTTGCGATATCAGTCTGACTCTGGATCCAAACTTTTAATAGACCTAAGATGATCGCGATCACAGTCAGTACAGCAGTTACCATTTCTCCATTTGTCATGTTGTTTAGTATAAGGGTTATTACTATTAATTACCACAGCGAATGAGGGGTATTGTTACCGTCTTTCGCATAATGCCTTCCGTACTGATTAACATATATTGCGTAAACCGGTACGGCTGTCTCTTCTGCTGCTGTTAGGGGGCGAAGTTTTAGCATGTCTACTTTAGCAAAGGGGGCAACCAGGGAATTTCCAGAAATCCCCGTCAGGCTCATCTTAGCTGTGACCAATCCGGTTGACGTGTCAGTAATTGTAATCTCTTCATCGTTTAGGCTGATCGTCGCATTTCGGTTATGAATGATGATATGTTTTGCGGTTCTTCCTAAAAGTTGGTACAGATCTATTCCGCTTGCATTAATATCAAGGGTTTTCCAGGTAAGGCTTACCTCCCCTGTTTCTGTTTCTGTCATTACAATGCTCCCGGAGTCGATTTTCAGAGCGCTATTTGCAGATGCGGATCCAGACAAGAACTGAGCATTTTTTAGCAAAGCCCCGAGCGCTGTCAGTACTCCGTTTGCAAGCGACATCACAAGTTTATTGTCGTTGTCGTAGAACGAAAGAGTGCCGGTTGAACCGTCGATTGTAACCCTTTGCCCTAATCCCGTGCTACCCCCACCGGTATTCAGGTAATGGACCCCCAAGTTATCTACGTAGCCCAACTCTGCGAATAGGATCTTTGTTGCTACGCTCTCGAATTGTGCCCCAAATGGCTCCCAGTAGGTTGTATTAGTTGGTAATTTCCCTGAAAAAGATCCGGCGGTTTTCTTTGTATAATATGAAAGCCCTTGGTAATTTACAATTTGCTGCTGGTCCGCACTTCCGAAGTAGGTAAGATCCGGGCTGTACTCGCCCCTGAAAACCATAGCCGCACCGTTGTAGCCATTCTTTCCATACTTTGACCAAATTGCAGGCGTTGAATAGGAGGACCAGATGCCATCTGCCTTTGTTCTTTTTGAAACCCATTCCGCAACATACGTCTGACTTACACCGGTAGGATTAGCTGTCCATCCAGCGGGGACATTTGTATCCAATTGCGAGGTAGCGGGAGTCGATGGGGGTGTCTCATCCAGGGTCAGGGCATATACAAACTGATTTGATATTCCATCTTTTCCATTTGTGCCATTAGCACCATTGGTACCATTAGTGCCATTGGTACCATTTGTTCCGTCTATACTATACCTTGCCCATAAAACGGGAGCGGTAAAGGCCGACCAAGCCCCTGAAGTTTTAAACCTCTGACACACCCATTCGTATTGGTTGGTGCTTGTAACAAGTAAGGGATCATCCGACCATCCCGATGGGACAAAATCATCTGTTTGCGATGTACCCGGCGTTGCAGGAGCAGAGTTAGTTGATGTTAGTTTGAAAATATATTCATAGTCTGTACCATCTTTCCCGTCGGTTCCTGCGGCGCCGTTAAAACCATATTTTGCCCATAAAGCCGGTGCGGAAAATGAACTCCATACCCCGTCCGATTTAAAACGCATACACACCCATTCGTAGGGCAGTGTTTCGGTTGGTCCTGCGGGATCATCCGTCCATCCCGATGGGACGAAGTCGTCTGTTTGTGATGTACCCGGTGTTGCCGGGGCAGAGTTAGTCGAAGTTCTTTTAAACACATACTCGTAATCGGTTCCGTCGCGCCCGTCATCACCATTTAACCCGTCAGCTCCGTTTGTCCCGTTTGTTCCTTTTGCCCCCTTTGCTTTAATTATCCAGTTTGAGTCAGTTGGAACTTCGTTAGAGGGGGTTGAGCCAATATATCTGTACGTTGCCCCTTCCTTAGTTACCGGGTTTTCATAGTAGGCTTCATCTCCGTAATAGTATAGGCTTTCGGGGCTATAGCTGCCGCGAAATACTCCGATTACATCCTCCACTCCTCCGGCATTCTGTACTAAAGTGCCCTTAAGCCTTAGCTTACCATCCCCAACATATTTTTGTTGACCCGCATCCCAGATATCCCGGTTATACTCAAGGTAATTGTTATCCGATCCGATCCGAGCCGCTTTTTTTACAAAGTCCATAAAATTAAGGCCATCGGTTGAAACTATACGGTCAGCTGTAATCCGTCCAGGCAAGATCTCAGTATAACCGTACAGGGATACAAAACTTCTGTCATCATTGTATTCACTGTTCAGAACGCCTACCAAAAAATAATAATCCCCCTCAGAAGATTGATGTGCTTCCGGGGTAAGAACAAAGGAAGCCGTATTTACCGTGATACCGTCTCCGATACAATGGGCATACAGATAGTAAGCTAAGCTTTTCATTTCTCCGTCTACCAGCTGATCCTCGAGAAAAGGAGAAGTATATTGTGCGAGGTTCCAGTACTTATATTCAGAGGCCGCATGACTTTTTGTAATTGATCCGATACCAAGGGTCATGTGCTGTAACCACCCTGCATCTACCATCAATTTCTTTTCTGTGTTGTTCCAAACAATGTTGTGGTTTATAGTTGTCTGGCTCTGTTTTGCTTCTACAAACCTGAATTGTAGGGAAACATCCCCAACAAGTAAGGACATAGTTTCTACAGCGATAGGATTGATTGCGTCGCTAAAGTAAAGTTGCGCTTTCTTCAATAACTCGATAGTTTCTTTTGCATCACGGTAACGCCTTTTTGTGAAGTTAACTGCGTCGCTGTTTACCGCGTCCGTGTAAGTTTCATTTGTCTCTACTTTTCTTAATGCTGAGGAGACGGTATTACCTGCCGTGACATTTGAAAGCTCGATCTGAGGCCGGTAAGGATCATTAACCGGTTGTTTGATACCCATTATCCGGATAGGAACCCCCGCGATCTGGAATTGTTCGTCAGAAAATAAAATGTAACCCCCCAGGATAATTTTAGCCCCTATGGCCAGCCAGTTCGTTTTAGAATAGATACCATCCAGCTCTCCGGTGAAGCTGAAGCGCGGATCCTCGTTTTCGTACAAATATTTAGCGGCTTTCTGGAACATCTCCCAGCTCGCGCCTGTTTGAGCTGTGTCATCGCAGACATACGCCTGCGGCAATTTGGTACCGAATACGACGTACTGATCCCCCACTTCGGGTTTAAAAGTTGTGTTTGGCATAGTAACCCCGTCTAATTCAGCAGGCACCAACTCGAATCGTTTTGCTTGCTTGGTCGCCGTAGCAGCATGGATATACTTTACATCGAATGTTCTTCCGGACAACATCCCTGTCTGAAAGATAACGGTCATCGTTTCACCTGTGATCAGGTAATCGTTGAAATCAAAATTTAAGGAGTTATCTATGAAATCATAGAAATTTTTGTCCGCATCCACGACCACCACACCCGAGACCGTTCCAATCCTTTTAGGATAAATATCGGAACAGTCAAGCGAATCCTCTTCATTTGTCTGAAGGTCTTTGTCTGCTCTTTTGACGTATGCCCCGTTAGCATCAGTTGTATAAGTTCGTCCTTCGTAAACAAGGGTTTGATTTTTTGGTAATAACAAATCGGTGTTTCCATATACAGAAGGATCTATATTTTTATCCCCTCCCTGAACATAAAGAATTTCAACGGCCTTGCTGCTATCAAAATTTGTTCTTCCTAATCCGGCTTTAAAGCCATTTCCTTTACCATACGATAGTGGAAGCGGGTTATCTTTATTGTATTCTACTCTTCTGAGATGGATCGTTTTTCCTACTATCTCGTATTCGGTATTATACGCTTCGGACATCATCTTGAGGGCATCAATGCAATAATTGTGGTTATACGTTAGCAACTTTTCACTCGCATCGATGTAATCACCTACTGACCATCCGCCATCCCGTGCGTTAAGGTTTGTTACAAGCATTTCAAGATGTTCCTGAGGTTTGGCGGTAACCCAAAATTTTAATCTACCGGTACCCGGATCTTTGAATTTATATTTTGAAAGCTGAGACTGACTCGAATCCATGACGATCGTACATTCTAAACTTCTGCTATGCTGCTGCTTGATGTTTTGTGGTTTGGTTAGAGTGTATCTCTCCCCCTGAAAATCGCAGTAGGTGCCAACAGGGATCTCAATGTAAGTTGATAACGAGAAGGTCAGGGTAAGACTATTTTCACCCATTATCTGTTGATAACGGTAAGAAGCATCATCGGCCTCTATTTCAAGCTGAGTATTATTAAAGTGCAGGATCATTTTAATCTTTTAATTCTGGTTTCTCAATTCCAAAAAACTCATAGGCCAGGTCCTCGCTGTCAAACCAATACCACCCATGTACCGGGTATTGGTACTGATCTTTATTCTCTTTGCGAAGCTCAAAATCAGGTGCACTCACGAAATTTGGTGCGTACATTACTGATCCGTTGATATTAATATAAAACCCTTCGTTCATGTCGTTTAGTTTATCCGGTTATTGACCATCCTTTTGCTGTTGCTATCGACCGGGTACAAGTTGAAGCACCGGGGCATCCTGTTATATTTATGTATTTACCAGTCAGTGTGGGCAGGTCTCCGAAAAGCAGGTCAAGAGCAGCCGCATTCAATGATGTGTATGAAATGTTGATTTGGGGGCTTGACCCCGTAAAGGTTGATCCCGGGTTTGTGAGGCGTATAGAAGTAGTTTTTATAATACCAGCCCCGGATGATCCATTCATTCCGAAAATCGCCAATTTGGCAGCTATTTCGATAGCTTGATTGTTCAAAGTACATCCTGTCATAAAACTTGAAAAATCGCATTGAAGGCTTTGGCTGCCAAAATATTGCAAATTATTAACAAGCCTGAGCGACACACACCCACTTAGCATGTTACCTGCTGTATCGATGTTGCCCCAGCTCCCCGGAAGGGTTAATACCGCTAATGAATAGCAATTATTAAGAAGGTAATTCGTTGAGTTCACGCTTCCCCAGCTGGATGGAAGGGTCAAAGCAAGCAAAGAATAGTCCCCGCTAAACATTGCATCTATGTTTGCTACATTGCCCCAGCTGCTTGGCAATATCAATGCAGGCAGTGAGTAACAATTCTGTAGCATCCTCCCTGTTTGAGTTACATTGCCCCAGCTGCTCGGAAGGGTCAAAGCGGGCAGCGAGTAACAACCGTTAAGCATGTATGTAACATCAGTTACATTGCCCCAACTGGACGGAAGGGTCAAATAGAACAACGCGCTGCAGCCTGAAAACATATAGCTCGTTGTAGTCACATTGCCCCAGCTGCCTGGAAGGTCAATACGGGTTAAAGAGTAACACCCGTTAAACATGTTCAAGGCAGTGCTACAAGCCTGAAAGCTGCTGATTTTACAGTACCTTAGTGCAATAGCCCTGTACGACGCGGAGTAAAAAGTTGCAGAATAATCGGTAATATATCTCGCACCTATACTTATTGACAGTACAGGTACCGCCTGATAAAATGAGGTAGTCACAGATTTTTGAAACTTGAAAGTCGAGATATTATTTGCAGCCCCGTAAACCCTTATTTTGTATGTGTTATAACCTAAAGAACACCACACGCCTCCTATGCCGTTGTATGAATGAGACTTTACAGCGTTATTTGCTACCCCGGTCTCAACAGTGCCATCCCCCCAGTCGATCGAGTACGTTCCACTTGACATTCCAACCGTAAATGCAACACCTGCCGCTCCGTCCGTTGCAAGCATTAGTATTTCATTATCAGCACAGTTAGAAATATCCTGCCAGTCTGCTGGAGGTGCCCATCCCGATGTACCCCCGATCGCTCTTGATGTTATATACTCTCTCATAGCAGGATACCTTTAAGGGTTATCAATCCGACGACTGAGGGCGTGACTGTGAGTTTTGCATACCTCGCAAGGTTGGTATTCAATGCTGTACTCAGCGTCGCGGCTGTTCCTTCGCTTTCCTGTGAGGTAAATTTCAACGCCTTCGGCGCGTTATACACATAGGGGGTAAGATCAAGGAAGTTAATATTAACCTCTACCGCCGTATCCCTCAAATCGCTTGTTTGATATGTTGTTGCATCGGTGAAAGTCAGTGTTAAAATTCCTGTACCCGCATCATAGGAAGTTGATGCTATACCTTTACCCGTTGCCCCGGTATCTCCTTTTGCACCAACAAGGGAATTGACTGCAATTAGGTTCGTCCAGGTCAACCCTCCAACCGGACGGTATTGGATGTATCCGCTTGAAACCTGTAATTCAAGGGTTGCCCCCGCTGCTCCGGTATCTCCCTTCTCTCCTGTGTCACCTTTGTCGCCCTTGTCTCCAACAAGTGTAGAGGTATTAAGCAAGTTTATCCACGTTGAAGTTCCAACAGGCCGGTACTGGATGTAACCACCCGATATCTGCAGCTCAAGTGTTGCCCCTGTATCTCCAGTGTCCCCTTTATCCCCCTTGGTTGCTTTAAAGGTCAATATTTCAGTGTATGCAGTTAAGGCTTGTTGCGCATAGAAAGCCGCTAAGTCCTCAGACTTTTTAATCAATCCTTTCTCGCTTGCAGTCTCTTCATTGTTGTATGTGCACTTTGCGCCTGAAGCAAGCGCCGCCCAGGCTTCCGTACCAGTCACAGTCGGTATTTCAGTTCCGTCACGATACGTTTTAGTTGACAGGTTCACCATCATCCACTCCTGCGTCCCGATACAAATAGTCGGCACTACCGACCCGTCTGTCATGACGGCTGCACCTACCTGCCCGTGCAAAAGATTTGTGCTGTCTTTGACAAGACGAACCGAAACGCCAGCCTTTTTATCTACCTCGTGCAGAAAGGTATTGACATAATTTGCATTGACCTCATAGCAGTAAATACCTACCGAGCCTTCAGATATTGTAGCCAGATAGGTCATTGTTTTACGATATAAAAATGCCCCCTGCTCGGTCCTTATACCCGTACCGGCAGCGTCAAATCCGTAAGTGTTTTGGTATATTTGATCCGCAGGATCCCATTCTGATGACTTGGATGATTTTAAGTATCCTCCCTGAATAGCTCCCGGTGTGATATTACCTTGCTTAACCCGGGTAAACAGTATATCATAATCTCCTGTTGTAGGGACACTCCAGCCAACCGGAGCGATTTTCCGGGAATCTAAAATAGCCAGCACGTTATAAAAGGTTTCCTGTTCTGCATCCCTTAGAAGGGATAAAATGAATTCGGCATTTGCCCGGGAGTTAAGTTCGTTTGCTTCACATTGATCAACAATGCCATTCAGTATTGCAAGTGACTCCTCGGATAGATCGCCCGCATCTCCTTTTTCTCCTTTCAGCATAGCCAGCTGTTCCGGCGTAAAGTCTGAGAAATGAAAAGCCTCCCCCATGTCCCCTTTACTACCCTGTAATGCTTCCAGTTGTTCGATTGTGAAGTCTTCAAATTTGAAAGCTGCCCCTTTTAGCGCTGCAAGTTGCTCCGGTGTAAAGTCTGAGAAATGAAAAGCCTCTCCCTTAAGAGCTGCCAACTGCTCCGGTGTAAAGTCTGAGAAATGAAAAGAGAGAGAGGCAAGTTGTTCCGTGGTAAAATCAGAAAAACGGAACGCCACCCCCTTAAGAGCAGCCAACTGCTCCGGTGTAAAGTCTGAGAAACGAAAAGGATCTCCTTTCTCACCTTTTATAAGCAATTTTTCCTCTTCAGTTAGATCAGAGAATAGCAAATTGCGCCCCCGCTGTCCCGCAGTCTCGGTTATAGAAACATGTACGGGTTGTTCGATCTCTTGAAGTTGAATTGTAACTTCCTCTATCGTCTCGTCTATAACAATCTTAATTTCTTCTGTCATGATTTTTTAGATTGTTTCTTCTGATATTACCTCAGGTATTTCCCACGTGCCTCCCACGTATGTTTTTCTAACCCCTGTGGAAAAGATTATAAGAATATCATACCGATATGTTCCGGGTTCAATCGTTACTACATGCTCTATTATCTCAAAGGTGTAAGCACCTGTAATTATTATTTTTGGATTATCTCCGTCATTTCTGTAAGTCGCAACGGCAAGTTTTTTAGGGGCAAGTTTTAACTGCATAATAATCTTTGCCCCAGCCAGGTTGTATGCGTCAACATTTGGCAATGATATCTTTACACCATCATAGGTATTACCAAAACGTACCGGCCTTAAATTGTGGTTTTGCATGGTTTATGGCTTTATGATTACTATTGTTAATGAAAATTTACACCAGCCGCCTGCGGTTAGGTCAATGTAGTCCACGTTTGAGCTCTTGTAATAGAAAGGCAATACCCGATCCGCGCCCAGTACCGTTAGGCTTCTTGCACCAGATCTTATCAAATCATATAGAAGAGCTTTGTAATTGATTATGAATTGACTGCCCGTTGATGCCCTCATCAAACAAGGGATTGCTATCTCTTTACTCTGAAGTTTAACGGTTGCCCCATCATAACTAACCCCGGACTTTCCTTTCAGATTCACTGTTAAGTTCTGTTTTGGGGCTGCTGGTTTGGCAATAGCCGCCTGTGTCCCCTGCAAGAATATCAGACCGTATTTTGCAATATTCAGCGCGTCAATCTTATACCCTTCATCCTGTGCCGATGAGGTAGGGGCGAGGTAGATATAATCTTTACCGGGCAGATCTTCTGAAAGCTGTAGCTCAAAATTGATTGTTTGTCCTACAATTGAGGTATTTGCTACCCCTGAAACACGAAGGGAAAGTGTAACTCCCAACTCAGTAAAACTAAATTGGTGCACAGATCCGGTAGTTAGGATTCCTATGAAATCATGCATCCCTGATTTTGATTTTGCAAAAAAAGATAAACTGAGCTCTTTTGCTTCAAGAGTAGGATTAACAAGATCTACCTCTATCCCATCCTCTTCGTGCCAGTCGTTAATTTCAGGCTGTTTCAACGAAGGATATCTCAAAACCTCGCTACAGTATCCTTCAAGCAAATAAACCCCGTAGGTTACTTGAACGTCAATCCCGTCTATGTTTAGTATCCCGCTCATTGCTTTAAGGTTATCCCTTTTAATGTGATTATATCGATCCCCTCACTAACCTTTTTTATGTTCCCGTCTATCGCTTCAAGCCTTTTACAGTAATCAGTATTTGCCTCAATTCCTGCAAGGTATTTGAGCGTTTGTGCACTGTTTGCCCTGAGTATGTCCATTCCTTCAGCAAGTCTGAACGTGTGCCCCTGAATCACTGTAAAACGCCCGTTCATCTCGTTACCGGTTTCTTGCGACAGAGAAGTTATCCCCGTAGTCGTTGCTGTTCGAGTTGACTCAGCTTTAGTGCTGCTGAATATTGATAGCCCCGCTCCTGCAGCGGCTGTTTGCGCGTCTGACATTCCCTGATTAAAGGTTTTGATCAGCTCAGGGGATTGGGAATAGAACTTCTGAAAATCATCAAGCCAGCTTTGATCACCGCCAACGGCATAGCTGGCCGCCATCGCGTCTTCGAGGGTTTTGAAAGCCCCCTCAAAAGCTTTATTGAAAATCATGTTTGACATGATGTTTTCAAGCACTTTATTTACCGATCCCTTGAAGGCCTCCGCGGCATCAGTACCAGCCTTAAAGGCATCTACCAAAGAGTTTCTAAGGTCATCGCCTAAACTTCCTGTAAGGTCACTGATCACAGATTTAAGCTGTGCTGTGGCTTTGTCCGCTGCTTCCTTCCAGTCAATCATATTTTGCAAAGTGGCCTTTGTGGCATCAGTCACTTTGTTATTTGTAATCAGTGTTTTTGCCAGATCCGCATTGAACTCGCCGTTGGCTTTTATCAAATCCGGATAAGTATCTAAAAGAGGAGCAACAACATCCTTTTTCTTTTTTGCAAATAAACCTGTAAACAAACCAACAGCCGCTCCTATAGCAGCTCCAACAACAGTCCCTACCACAGGCACGATCGATCCAACTCCGGCCCCTACAGCTGCCCCGGCTGCAACGCCTGATAAGACATTTGCCCCACTAACAACACTCTTTTTACCTACTATCGCCTCGGAACTCAAAAACTTCTTTTGCTCCTCCGCTAATTTCTTTTGCGCGTCGTTATAGGCCGCTGTACTATCAGTCAGGGAGCCTTCATAATCCTTTATAAAAACAGATCCTTTAATACTTGAATTGATGAGGAGCTGATCATTAAGAAGAAGGTTATAGTCCTGTTGTTGTTTGATTATGCTGGCATAGTATTCGTTCATTACGCGTTTGTTCTCCGCCGCTTGACCAGCAACCAACCCAATGAGGGATGTTGCCCCGCTGATAGTTGCAGAGATCGCACTTGATTTACTCATGCCCTCTTTTGAGAAAGCACCGGCTTTAACGAGATTGCCCATCTCATTTGCCAATTGCCCGACTCCGTTGATCATGTCGGCCAGAGGCTTGTTGGAATCTCCGATTTTGCCCGCTATACTGCTAAAAGCATCAGCAATTTGGTAGAGCGCGTTTGCCCTTTCCTCTACCCGTTGTTTTTCCTTCTCGTCTTTGTCCTTCTTATCATCGAAAAGCCACTGCTGGTGGTCTTTCTCTTTTTGATAAGCATCATTGGACAGGCGCATCTTTTCTTTTGCCCTGTCAATCTCCTTTAGGTTATTCGCGTCCTGCTTTTTAGCAAGCGGATCTATCGAATCAGTGAATTCCTTCAGTATTCCGGAACTTACTTTACTTGAGAGTTTACTCTTTAACCCGGAAGTACCGTCTAATGCGTTCGGGTCGTATGCAGTGGCCCCCGAATCGTTTACGCCCTTCATCATAGCTCCGCTTGCAATTTCTTCCTGTATCTTTTTGATCTCTTCGAGTTTCGCAAGCTTATGTGTGAGCAGATAAAGCTCACGCCCCTGGGCAGTCTCCATCGCTTTCTTGATCTTCTCAATCTGCGTGAGTTTCTCCTTAGTATCTTTGACCCCAAGCTGTTTATTGACCTCGTCAATTTTACCCTGTATATCCGTGACCGTTTTGGTCGGATCTACCCCGGGGGTAGCTTTCGCTTTCTCGAGCTGCGCCTCTAATGCTTTTTTTCTGTCCTCAAGTAATTTCCTTTGCGCAGCGTAAGTTGTAAGTACCGGATCCGGGGCTTTATCTTTTGAAGCGGATGCGGCTTTTGCCTGCGCGAATTGGTTAAAACCTGCTGTGGCTTCAGCCGTGGCCTCTTTCATCCCGTCTATCTGACCTCTCAGCCACCTGAACAGTTCATTTGCCCTTCCTGATCCGGTGTCCGCAAATATTTGTTTCTGTAATTCGTCAAGTTTCTTACCCGCTGCCTCAATTTCGGCGGGGGTTACGGCATATTTGTACGCCCCAACTGCGGCGGATAGGTCCTGATTGACATAAGCCGCCTGCTGACCTCCTTTTTCATCCTTAACAATATCAACGATCTTCTTTGTCGCGCTGGTAATCTTACCATTGTACTGGTCGCTGATCCCTGCAAGGGTTTGCTCTTTTACCTTTAAGGCAATGCTCTCCTCGATCCCGAGATTTACCTTCTTTCTGATTTCTTCAAGGTTTTTCAGCCCGAGGGCTTCCTGTTCCTGAGAAGTCAGGTACTTCCCGTATTGGTCAAGGATGCTTTGCTTTGCTTTTTTCCATTCGTCGGTACCCTCAGCTGTGTGCTGAAGCTCCGCAAATAATCCCGCAGCTTTATCCCTCTCATTCTCAATCTGTATATTTGTCTTTTCAATAGCTTTATCCAGATCACTTTGATAAGTTACTACCTTGTAAATTGCAAATCCAAGAGCGGCAACGGCCATAGCTGCCAAAACGTAAGGATTGGCCAGAGCAGATTCCTTTGATACAACGGCCAACTCTTCTTCGGCAGCGATCACCCTTTGCGTTGCAGCTATTCTTGCATTTGCAATCAGTACTTCTTTCCCGCCGCGCGAGGCAGCCATAGAGTCAGACAGGGATTCAATCATCAAAAGATCCGAGGCCATGACTTTTTCGATCGCCGTATTACGTACCTTAGCCACCATGTTGGCATTTTCCTGATAGGCTACTGCCATCACGGCCACTTTATATATACCGTACTCCGTGACTAAAGCAGCAACCATCTCACCTACTAACTTATAGTTATCTATCAGCTGGGCAGCCCCGCCAACAACCTCGTAAAGTATGCCCTTGTTGGCAGTACCAAGATCATTGAACATCATAGATAACTTATCCTGTAAATTGGATATCTGCCCGGTCAGGCTCGCGGAGATTAAAGCATTTGCGCCTGATACCCCCTTCAGTGTGCCGAGACTGAGGATATAGGCCTGTATTGCGCCGTTGGTATTTTCTACCGTTGTTTTTTGTTCTTTGAAAGAGAAAGTAACTTTATCTCCGTTCGCACTCGCTTTGATCCCGAACTCTTTAAGCCTTTCAAACTCTCCGGTCTGGGCATCCAGAAGGGCTTCTGTCAATTGATCAAAACTTTTACCTGTAGAGCTGGCCAAATCTCCAAGTTTGATCATTTGTTCCTGAGTTGGAACGAAACCTTGGTTGGCCATTTTTATAAACGATCCGGTGACTTCATCAAGTTGGAATGGCGTAGTGGCGGCAAAGTTGGCAATCATGGCCAGGGCTTCAGTTCCTTTAGTGTCGCCCAGTGTGTTGCGAAGGACAATCCCAAACTTTTCAAACTTAGCGGTGACATCCAGTATCTCTTTTCCCAGCATACCGATAGCGGCAGTCCCACCGATCATGGTAATACCTTTGCCTATCTCACTGAAAGAGCCCTGTGCTTTTTCTCCTTGCTCCTTAGCGGAATTGGCGATATCCTTAAAGATAGCTTTTGCCCTGTTTGCATCATTTTGCAAATCGGAGGTGTCCAATCCTGAGGCATACCATATTTTACCGCCGTCTGTATTCATCTAAAGGAAAATTAATTAGCTGTATAATGCTTCTCTAACCTTTTTTACATTTTTCGGATCATCCGCATTTATTATTTCTTCCTCTTCTGCTTTCTTATCGTCATCGTAACCCGGAAGAACCGAACTATAAAGGATCAGGTTAGCATAACTCATTTTATAAAGAACGTAGTCAAAAGTCAGGGTGTACCCCTTTGCCATTCCTGCTACTGTGGCCCAGATGCTGTCATTTCCACCTCCCGGGTTGCTTGTAGCAGATTTACCTCTATGAGGGAAGTGGTAAGCCCGAAAAAATCAGCTATCTCCATCTGTTTTAATAGCTGGATGATAAGGGCATTGAGCTGTTTAGCCGTTAACGAATGCAGGACCTCGTGAGCAAGTTCTTTGTAGGGGTCGACAACCTCTTCTGTCGTACCCCCTAAGAAACCACGAAGGCCCTTGTCTTTTATTTTCTGTACCCTGTGTGGTAAACCCTCGCCGAGAACCATAACCGCGGTTATTTCCCCGAGTACTTTGCAGTCCTTAGCCACTCTGAGGCTCTCAACGACAATATTTTTTGGATCAAGTTTAATTCCCGGCATCAAGGATACCAGTTCGGAAACACGGATCAGTGTGGCTGTGCTTGGCGGAGATATATGAAAGGTTTTACCCCCGATTAGCACTTCAGTAGTTCTCTGGAGTACTGTCTCTGCTACCTTCTGTTCGATTGTTTTTTCCATTGTCTAAAAATTTATTTGTTGCGGTTACAGGACTCGAACCTGTGGTCTGCGGAGTATGAGCCCGCCGTGTTGCCAACTGCACCAAAACGCGATCTTGATCAAAACGGTAGCCCGGAGATCCGGGCTGCTGTTCTGTTATGCTACCTTAGTGTAAGGTTTCAGGATATTGCCGGTTGCCGGTTTCAGGCCCTCAAAGGTGTATTTCCACATCTTCCCGTCTGCACTGGTCCAGCTCTCTTCACAACTCACAGAAGTATTTTCCATGATCCAGCCTTCCAGTGTATCATCTTCAGGAGTGAGACGGCAGCAATAGTTTGCTGTGATCAGTCCATCGGCGTCTACAATCGGTTTTGAATCTCCTTTCTTCACAAAAACTTCACACTCAAAGGCAAATTTGTTTTTCTGGTAGCGGACATCGACGGTCTCACCACCCTCACCGGTTGCCTCTGTTTTATTCCCCTTCGTGGTTGTCAATTTTGCGGTGTTCTCTTTAACAACTGGAAATACCACCCAGGTGGGTGTTGTGGGAATCGCACCTGTAGTTGTTACAACTACTTCAATTTTTGGTTTACCCCATGATAAGATTGACATTTCTGTATGTTTTTAAAATGTTACTAATTGAAATTTTATCTTCGCGTTAACGAAATGCTGATTAAGCCCCTCGGCTTTGAATGTTTGAACTATGGCCCCAAGTGAAAAGCGATATTGTGTAGGTTTCAGCCCTTGAACGATGTTGTTTGCCAGAATCTCCAAAGCCTGACAGCGTAGGCCATTCTTAACCAGTGTTCCGCTCCCGTTATCAATGTCCGGTACATAGATGTTAAGGTTTAATGCCCCTGTCTGGATCTGTGAATCTAAACCGGTAATGAAAGTGACAATAGCATCTTCAGAAGTAGCACCATTAGGCCTCATGCCCTCACGGTAAATCGTTCCGTGCAGGGCCGTCGCTAACACGCTATTTTTGATGATTGTAAAAACATCTCCTTCTATTTCGCTGCCTGTCTTATTCATTTTAAACCTAATTTTTCCAGTATCTGCGGTACAAGCTGCTCTGCAAGTAATTCGGCACTGGTTAAAACATCATAGTTAAGGGCTTCAACATTGTCAGCGTAATTCATACCCGCCACAACTATAAGGGTGATCCCCTTCACGTGCCCGGCTGCCAGTTTTTTCGCAAATTCCAAACTCTCTGCCCCTCCTGGTCCCTGAAAACCACCTTCTGACATAATGAACCCGTCTTTTACAATTACATATCCGATCGAATTCCTAAGATTGCCGGTTCTGTCTGTATAGGACCCTTTATCCCTCGCCTCATCTACACAGGAAATACCCACGTAGTTGAAAACATTCCAGATAACGGTCAGTCTTCTGTTAAGCTGGTCGTCCAGATATTGACCTATCGCCGATGGCGGGGTAGTTTGCTTGAAACCCATTGCTTTGAATTAAGCCCAGACTACAATATTCTTTCTGCCAGTTCGGTCAAACCCTATAACCTGGACAGAATCAATCTGAATACCATCTTCCCCAAAAAGGGCAAGAGGTGTCCCGGCACTCAGGTTCAAAGAAGACAAAGGCAAAAAGATCTCGTACTCATAGCGTGTCACAGTCCCATCCATGCCTTTTATCTCTTTAGGAGGTATATGCTTTTCAACGTGGCAGGGTCCACCATCAAGCCAATCAGAGTCAACCCCTTCGGCAAAGAACCCTGTATCAGGATCCTTTTGCCCGGGAGTAGTTGTTTTGTACTTGAAGGAGCCGTTATATCTTGCCATGACTACCAACTATTTGATCCATCAGAGATTGAGGAACTTATGACAAATTCAGAAACAGTAAAGCCAAATTCATTGCATATCAATACAATCCGTTTTTCAACCTCTCCGGCAGTATAGTCTTGAGAAAATTTCCCTTCGGATTCTTTCGCAAGAACAGTCAATCGAGAGAGGGCTTTAACGGTAGCCCGGGCAACCAATTTTGCATCGTTGTATTCAGCTATTGCAACTAACCCTACATCGGTTAATGCTTTAGTGAGTGCCACTCTGCTTAGTGTAAAGGGCTCGATTTCGGCTTGTATAGCTTCTAAATTTGTCACGGTCAGCTTTATTACAGGTTACGAACCTTCAGGTTCACAACGGCATTGATGCTGTTGATGATAGGAACTACCCTCCAGCTGCCTTGTGTGTACTCACCCGCTGCCTGTCCAGAGCTTTCGCCTACGGTCCATTTTGCCATACGGATACCGCTGCCGGCATCGGTATAGTTTACATGTTCCTCAGGGATAATAGCACTATCTTCGAATGCAGGCTGCAATTCACCGATAGTACCGGCAGGTTTCAATACGATCATGTCGTGATTCCAAGGATCCACAGTCACACGCTCGCCATCTTTCTGAATGGCGTTTTGCTTCGTGATCAGAGTGATAGGAGGAAGACCGTTTTCAGCCCAGTAGGCATCAAATGCGGAATCAGATACAACACCTTTACTCTTGTCGTTACCAAGGATAGCGGTCTTTACTAACGCCGAACGCTTCATGAAATACTTGATTTCAGGGGCCATACAAGCCTCACCAAAAACTACCCCTTTAGCGGCAAAGTCATAAATGGCCTTGCCCAGTTCGAGCATAATATCAACAGTAGCGATGTTCGCATCTACCCACTCGGTTGCAACGTGCAACTTATTGTCCTCGGGCATTTCGTAATCTACTTTGTAGACACGACCATCAGGGTTGATGGTAGAGGTGAAGTCAGCAACGCCGCCATTAGAGAGCGCGCGCAAAATGATATGGTCAACAGCATCCTTGGTGCCCAAATAGGCCTCCTGGAAGTCAGAGATCATCGTTTTTTTGATCTCAGCAAATTTCTGAGCGTCATTCAAACGAGGAGATTCGTAGATTTCCTGAAGTTTACGAAGCTTTTGGGCCTCCATCAGGAATTTATGACCTACGCGAGGAATCTCACCAGACCAGGTGTCGAAACCATCAGAAGGGCGAAGCGGTGTGGACGAATCGTTTCCAATGATTGAAGCAAGGAAGCGGAGTTTGTACTTACCAACAATTCCTTCGCAAGTAAGGCCGTATTGTGGCAGGTTAGCAGTGAACCAACGATCAACGTAGGTTTTTTCCCACAGGATCTTATTCTGTAAAGATGCCTGATCGAACATGATTTGCATAGTTTTCAGCAAGTCAATAGGCTGTCCGGGGAAAGTTAATTTTGTGAAAATACTTTGCGGCATAACTTTTCCTCCTTAATAAGATTGTGTGAATTTGATGTTGTGGTTAGCAAGCAACACGTTGCCTGTCATCAGCGTACCAAGGATAGGCGGGATACGTCGAACGTACCAGGCACCAGCCCCGGAGTCAATTGTAACATCAATACCGGTTTCATTTGTGCCCTCGTTGACTTCAACAGGGGCAATAACAGCGGCATTGGCCGTACCGACTAAGGCGGCATTGGTTGGAGTAGTTGCATCAGCAACGACCTGAACAATAACATTGCCAACAGCCAAACCAGTGATAGCAGCTGAGAGAGTGATTACGTATTCACCATTATCTGCACCAATTGTAATCGCAGTGATCGAAGGCGCAGAGGCCAGCAGACCAGTTACAGTTTTGAGCACCTGATCACCTATTTTGAAAATAGGTCTGAGATGCATAGAGCTTTCGAGAGTAACGATTTTGGCGTCTCCCTCATCGATTGCTTTCACTTTGCCTGTTTTGAGAACCTTCACCTTGCGTGTCAGCTCATCATAAACGGCCAGAGTTCCGGCAGGGATAATATCCCCGGCATTGAAACCCTGCGCAGTGGTATCCAGGCTAAAACCACCCGTAACCCTCAAGGGGCTGGATGTGTAAACCGGACGGCCACCGCCATAAGTTTTCTTTCCGAACTTCATGGGTTGTGGATTTTTTAAGATTTAACTTCAACTTCTGCCAACAACGCTTTAGCAGCATCTTCTGAAGCCTGCTGTGCTGTTGCTGCGGTTCCGGCAACTGCCGGGACTAAGCCCTGCGTGATGAGATGCTGTTTGTATCCGGTCAGGTAAACGTCAGGATCGACGTCTGCCGGTACGGTCACAAATTTCATGTGCTCATCAGTAAGGCCATGCTTTTTTTGAAGGCCTGCGATTAAAACTGTCCTTTCTGTTCCCGCTTTTTCAGTCTTGAATGCCTGATTCTCTTGTTCAAGAGTTGACAATTTCTTGTCATAATCGGCTTTCAATCCGTTAATAGCGGCTTCCCAAGGTTTTTCCTCTGCCCCTTCTTGCTTTTTCGCCTTAGCTGCTTCCGCCTCTAATTCGGTTTTTGTTTTTGTGGAGGCCGCTTGTGCCCACCTTGTAGATTCTGCCTGTGCTGCTTTCGCAAATGGGAGAATAAGGTTTGCCTTTGCCTCGATTTCTGCGTCAGTAGACGCATCGGTCAAGCCCTCGCTGCCAGCTGTTACCATGGCCTCGATTGCTACGTCTGAAAGCCCCATGTCTTTGCATTTGGCTTTAAACAGTTCCAATAATTTCTTATTCATGATCTTTTTTAATCGGTTTTTTGTCGAATCGCACCAAATATAATTATAAAAATTTATATGTGCCCATTAAACACACTTATTTTTTTACACTTAACGTTCAACCTGTTAAGAATTTAGACCGGGTCAAAAAATATTTCTAAAAATTATTGGTTAATTGTTGTATATATTAAATATATGCACTATTTTTGAGGTATTATGTTCTTATTAGGCACACTTAAAAATTTTAGAAAAGTGGAAATCTTACAATCCTTAATCAAGGAACTTGAAAATGCCGGTTACCAATGCCGGATAAGGAAAAATGTAGTTATGTGGTGCACCCCCGCTCACTTTGCGAGTTCTTCCTTCAAAAACGATGAGGGACTTAACAATACGATTAGCAGAATGCAACGCGATATTGCTAATGCCACCGAAGGCATTGAAGTTTACTGAAACCGTATAAGATTATGAAAAAATTACTCATTCTCATTTTAAGCCTCCTATCACTTGGAGCTTGTAGACCCGATGATCCTAAACCGGAACCCGCTAAACAAAAACAGGTTCCTACTAAACCCAACGAGGGCCAATATCCTTTCGGAACTAAAATAGAAAAACCAGGTGAGTAGACAAGTTGATGCTTCGCCTCAGAAAATACTTGAAGTAAAGATGAGAGCCCTTGAAGCCCAATTCGTACTTCCGGTATTTAATGAGCAAGACTATCAATTTAAACGACAAACCGAGATAGCCCTTGGTGAGGTATATACAGAAATAATGGAATTAGCGTCAAGTCAATGATCAGAGAATTTTCATATTACGACAAAATAATCGTCTCTTACAGTGGAGGCAAGGATAGCACTGCTTTGGTGCTTAATCTGCTTGAGAATGGAGCGGATCCTGCCCAAATGGAGCTGTGGCACCAAAGTATTGATGGGCGTGGTGAAACCTGCCGTAGATTCTTTGACTGGCCAGCGACAGAAGGCTATGTAAACCAGATAGCAAGACACCTCAATTTGTCTTTATCATACCAATGGCGAGAATACGGCTTTTATGGGGAGTTGTACCGCACCGATTCGCGAACAAACGGCGTGAGGTTCGAACGGCATGGACTATTCGGCCATCTCCCATCTTCCCCATCGGGGCAGAAGTCAACGAGACTTAAGTGGCCGGCAAAGACCGCTTCATTGACAACCAGATGGTGTTCAGCATATCTGAAAATAGATGTTGCTGCACGGGCACTTGCTAATATGCCGGACTTGCGGGATAAAAGAATCCTCTATGTCACCGGTGAACGCAGAGAGGAAAGCACAGCGCGATCCAAATACAACGAGTCAGAGCTTCACAGGACTAACTCAAAGTCTCGTTTGGTCCATCACTGGCGTATGGGTATTGACTGGCCTGAGAGACGTGTGTGGGATCTAATGGAGAAACACGGGATTACCCCACATCCTGCTTACTATCTGGGATTCCCACGTCTGAGTTGTCGTAGCTGTATCTTCTACTCAAAAGATCATTGGGCCACGCTTGACCAGGTGAGCCCAGAAGTAATCAGAATGATAGCAGAGACAGAGGAAGATCTGAATTTCAAAATTGATAATAAATTCACTATAAAGGAGCTCTCCCAGATGGGTAAAAGCCTGCTTATACCAGAAAACCACAAGTACGTTAAGCTTGCAATATCCGATTTTAATACTCCTATATCAACAAATAATTGGCAATTACCTGCTGGGGCCTTTGGCAACGGAGGCGGAAGTCTTTGAATAACAAATCTAAAAACCCTTAATACCATGAAAGTAGGAACTAAATCAGTATTGTTCGGAGCGCATTGCTTCATCATTCACCCAATCTTCGTATTTGCAGCCTGGTGGAAGCTCTTTGGCTTTCCTTGGGATCCTCGCTTATGGCTTGCTTTCATAGTTCATGATTTAGGCTACTGGGGCAAACCCAACATGGACGGACCGGAAGGTGAAACCCATGTTGAACTCGGTGCGAATATCATGTTCTGGCTCTGTGAAGTACCCCGTACAATCTTCAAAGACATCAACAAATTGCCGGATGAGGAGCTATTCAAGTGGTATAATTTCTCATTGTATCATTCCCGCTACTATGCAAAGAAGAACGAGGCACTACCTTCAAAACTTTGTTTCGCCGACAAACTATCATTCGCTCTTACACCTCGTTGGCTATATCTTCCGATGGTCAATGCAACCGGTGAAATTCACGAATATCTAAAGAATGCAAAGAAGGCCGAAACTAAACACTGGAAGCCGGTTGAAGGTCAAAAAGTGTGGCACGCACAGCTTTGCGAGTATATGATAAAGTGGGTGGAAGAGCACAAAGACGGTAGTATTGACACTTGGACAAATGCTAATAGGCATGCAATAACTGAAAGCGGAGTTTGGCAATGAGTAATCCACTTGGATCAGAATTGTTCGACACTCAGATTGTGCGGGCAAATGAAGGGATTATATTCCTTAAAATAGGTCAAAGCAAGGGTGAATCAATGGAAGAAACGCTAAAAGAGATTAGTCTTATTGACAAACTTCTTATACTGCAAAAGTCTCAAGCTTTACTTACAAGAAAATTTCGATTGAAAGATCAGATGGATAATTGTATTGCACAACATTTGGGTTTAAAAACTCAAAACATGAATAGAAGAAAACGCTAACAAAATGAGCAGTAACGCAGCAATAATAGTCGAGTACATCGACAAGG